ACGTACCAGAAGAAACCGCAATGGGCAGACTAGCTCGGGATTATATAGCTTGTTCATTCCTATGGAATGGAACTACGAAGGATACATTGATTCTTATGGGTTACCTGTCTTCGAGACACCCACAGAGGAAAAAAAGAAAGGACCTGATGGATTCCCGATTGAAATCGGAGTTATTGAACACTGGGAAAATGAAGTAGATGGCCTTAAGGACGACTCAGATGCACTTAATGAATTATATAGACAGTTTCCTCGTACAGAGAAACATGCCTTCAGAGATGAGACCAAACAATCCTTATTTAATTTAACTAAAATCTACGAACAAATTGATTTTAATGAAGATTTAAAACACTCTGCTGTATTAACTCAGGGTAATTTTCAATGGGAAAGTGGGATTAAAGATACAAGCGTTTTATTTACTCCAAGCAAGCAAGGTAGATTTTTAGTATCTTGGTTTCCAAACGCTGATCAACAAAATAGATACATAATTAAAAACGGTCAAAAACATCCTGCTAATCAACACATGGGTGCTTTTGGTTGTGACAGTTATGATATATCAGGAACAGTGGACGGTAGAGGTTCTAAAGGATCTTTGCATGGTTTAACTAAATTTACTATGGATGATTGTCCTGCAAACTTATTTTTTTTAGAATATATAGCACGACCTCAAACTGCAGACATTTTCTTTGAAGATGTTCTTATGGCGTTACATTTTTATGGTATGCCTATACTTGCAGAGAATAACAAGCCTAGATTATTATATTATTTAAAGAGAAGAGGCTATAGACAATACTCTATGAATAGACCTGATAAAACATTATATAAATTATCAGTTGCTGAAAAAGAAATAGGAGGAATACCTAATTCAAGTGAAGATGTTAAACAAGCTCATGCAGCAGCTATTGAATCTTATATAGATAGTTTTGTAGGTTTTAACAATGAACAGTACGGTACTATGTATTTTCAACGTACTCTAGAAGACTGGGCAGCGTTTGATATAAACAATAGAACTAAACATGATGCTTCAATTAGTTCTGGACTAGCTTTAATGGCTTGCAATAAACATAAATATAGACCAACAGCTGAAACTGTAAAAGAAAAAGTTACGTTAAATTTTTCTAAATATAGCAACGAAGGCAATAAATCAAAAATTATAATAGATGATTAACACGAGTACTAATAGTTCGTTTCCTAATCAGGTGGTACCTGAGGCGGAAAAGCGAAGCTTGGAATATGGCTTGCTTGTTGCGCGAGCAATTGAATATGAATGGTTTAGAGGTGGTAGAATAAACAATAGTCGTTGGAACAGTGGTTATCAAAATTTTAACAGATTAAGATTATATGCTAGAGGTGAACAACCTATACAAAAATATAAAGATGAATTATCTATAAATGGTGATTTATCTTATTTAAACTTAGACTGGAAGCCAGTACCTATTATACCTAAATTTGTAGATATAGTTGTTAACGGTATAGCTTCTAAAAATTATGACATAAAAGCTTACGCTCAAGATCCTTTCTCACAAAAGCAAAGAACTAACTATGCTAATGGAGTAATGAAAGATATGATGGCTAAGCCGTTAATAGATAGCATTGAACAAAATTTAGGTGCTACATTATATAACTCTTTAGATCCAGAAAACTTACCTCAGTCAAAAGAAGAGCTAGAAGTTCACATGCAGCTAAGTTATAAGCAGTCTGTAGAGATTGCTGAGGAAGAAGTTATTAACAATATATTAGATTTTAATAAATATCATTTAACTAACAAGAGATTAACAGAAGATATTACAACTATAGGGATTGGAGCTTGTAAAACAACTTTTAATAAATCAGAAGGTGTTACTATAGACTATGTTAATCCTGCTAATTTAGTTTATTCGTTTACTAATGATCCTAATTTTCAAGACATTTACTATGTTGGAGAAATAAAAGCTGTAACATTGCCTGATCTTAAGAAAGAATTTCCTAATTTAACTGACGAACAATTATCTAAAATAGCTAAGTATCCAGGAAGAGAAGGATACATGAGAGGTTCTAACAATAATAATGATATGATTCAAGTGTTATACTTTGAATACAAAAGTTATATTGATCAAGTTTTTAAAATAAAGAAAACTGATACTGGTTTAGAAAAAGTTTTAGAAAAGCCTGACTTTTTTGCTCCACCTCCTAGTGATAATTTTGATAGAGTTTCTAGAAGTATAGAAGTTTTATTTAGTGGCGCTAAAGTAATGGGTGTTGATGAAATGCTTAAGTGGGAACTAGCAGAGAACATGACAAGACCTACTAGTGATTTAACTAAGGTTAACATGAATTACTGTATAGTTGCTCCACATATGTATCAAGGTCGTATTGATTCATTAGTAAATCGTATTACTAGCTTTGCTGATATGATACAATTGACATCGTTAAAGCTACAGCAAGTTATACAAAGAATGGTACCAGATGGTGTGTTTGTAGATGTTGATGGATTAGCTGAGGTTGATTTAGGTAACGGAACAAACTATAATCCACAAGAAGCATTGAACATGTACTTTCAAACTGGTTCAATAGTTGGTAGATCATTAACTCAAGATGGTGACCCTAATAGAGGTAAAGTTCCAATACAAGAATTACAGTCGTCTAGTGCTAATGGTAAAATACAATCATTAATTAATACTTATCAGTATTATTTACAGATGATAAGAGATGTAACTGGTCTTAATGAAGCTAGAGATGGTAGTACACCAGACAAAAGCACATTAGTAGGTTTACAGAAACTAGCCGCTAACGCATCAAACACTGCTACTAGACATATATTAGATGCTAGCTTATATTTAACTCTTAGAACTTGTGAAAACGTTTCACTTAGAGTTGCTGATATGATTGATTTTGATCTAACAAATGCAGCTTTAGTTAAGAGTTTAGGTAAATTTAACACAGCAACGCTACAAGAAATAGATACATTACATCTATATGACTTTGGTGTTTATTTAGATTTAGAACCTGAAGAAGAAGAAAAAGCTATGCTAGAGCAAAACATACAAATGGCTTTGCAACAACAGCAAATATATCTTGAAGATGCTATTGATATAAGGGAAATTAAAAACCTTACATTAGCTAATCAAGTATTAAAATACAAAAGAAAACAAAAGCAAGAGCAAGAGCAAGCTCAACAACAGCAAAATATTGAAGCTCAAAGTCAAGCTAACATCCAGGCTTCAGAACAAGCGTCAATGAATGATGTTCAAAAAGCAGAAGCCATTGCTTCAACAGAAACACAAATAGAACAATCCAAGTCTCAGTTTGAAATACAAAGAATGGAAAGCCAAAATCAATTACAACTTCAGATAATGGCTCAACAGTTTGAGTATGATATGAAGCTTAAGCAAATGGATGTAGATACTACTACAAAAAAAGAAGCTCAAATAGAAGATCGTAAAGATAAACGAACTGAAATGCAGGCCACACAACAGTCAAAATTAATTAGTCAAAGACAAAATGATCTTCCACCTACTAATTTTGAAGCTTCAGGTATTACACCTGAAAACACAGATATGCAGCAACAGCCTGTATAACTTTTATTAATTTTATTATATTATATTATGTCAGAAGAAACACTAGAAGAAGGTACTTTTAAAATTAAAAGTAAACCTAAGCAATTAAGTAAAAAAAGTAAACCTATTAAAATAGATTTATCTAAACCTAAAGAAGAAAAAGATGCCATTCAAGTCACAGAAACAAAGACAGTGGATGTGGATCAACAAACCGGAGATGGCAAAGAAGTGGGAAGCGGAAGGGATGATGTCACCATTGTCAATGTTGAAAAACAACCGGAAGAAACTACAGACCAACCAGTCATTGAAGAAATAATTGATGAGCCTGTAAAAGAAGAAGAAGTAGTTGAAATAGGTGAAAAAATGGAAACTCCATTAAAAATGGACGAACCAGAACCTGTAACCCCTAATATGGATTTACCAGAAAATGTAGAAAAGCTGGTAGATTTTATGAAAGAAACAGGTGGAACACTAGAAGATTATGTCAGATTAAATGCTGATTATTCTAATGTTGACAATGATACTCTGTTAAAAGAGTATTACAAACAAACAAAATCGCACTTAGATTCAGAAGAAATTAAATTTCTATTAGAAGATAATTTTGAATTTGATGAAGAGTTAGATGAAGCAAGAGATATTCGGAAGAAGAAACTTGCATATAAAGAAGAGGTTGCAAAAGCTAAAGGGCATTTAGAAGGATTAAAAGGTAAATACTACGAGGAAATCAAGTTGAGACCCGGAGTTACTCAAGATCAGAAAAAAGCCACTGACTTTTTTAATCGCTACAACGAAGAGCAAAATGAAGCTCAACAACAACACGAAGCATTTAAGTCTAATACTAAAGAGTATTTCAATAATGAATTCAAAGGTTTTGAATTTCAAGTTGGAGAAAAGAAATTTAGATATGGAGTTAAAAATGTTAATGATGTTGTTGATAATCAGTCAAACATTAATAATACGATCGGGAAGTTCCTGGATAAAAAAGGTAATGTTGCAGACGTTAAAGGTTATCACAAAGCTATGTATGCTGCTGACCACGCTGATACTATAGCACAACATTTCTATGAGCAAGGTAAATCCGATGCTATTAGAGGTATTGCTGCTAAATCAAACAATGTGGATACAAGTCCAAGATCAAGAGCTCCTGAGGATGTTTTTGTTGGAGGATTTAAAGTTAAAGCAGTTTCTGGTATTGACTCTTCAAAATTGACAATCAAAAAACGGAAATTTAACTAAAAATTATTATTAAAAATGGGACAAATTAATCCTGTATACGGCTCGATCGTGCCGTCACTACAACAACAAATCTTAAATAGCAACTACTTAAACTTTGCTAATGGAGGTGGAAATGACTTCGCTCAACAATACCTTCCTGAAGTTTACGAAGCTGAGGTTGAAAGATATGGAAACAGAACTTTATCTGGTTTCTTAAGAATGGTTGGCGCTGAAATGCCAATGACATCTGATCAGGTTATTTGGTCAGAACAAAATAGATTACACATCTCTTATACTGGATGTTCAGTAACAAGTGCTGGTGGAGCTGCAATTGGAATTATATCAATTCCTTCTACTGCTTCTGTATCACCTGTAACTGGTGGTGGTCAAACTCCACCTATCCAAACAATTGGTGTTATTAATCTTAACGACACTGTAGTTATTATGAACACTGCAACTGGTGTTACAGTTAAAGCTGTAGTAGTTGTTGCTCCTGTAGTAGCTGCTGGTGGTGCACCTGCAACTCAAATACAAGTTACTTCATTTACTGCTGCTAACCTAAACTCTTTAGGAGCACTTGCAAACTTGAAAATATTTGTATATGGTTCTGTGTTTGCAAAAGGAACAGGTCAATCGCTTGCTTCTGCTCAACCACAGTTTACACAATTCAATAACCAACCAATTATCATAAAAGACAGATACCAAATTAATGGTTCTGACACTGCACAGATTGGATGGGTTGAAGTTGCTACTGAAGATGGTACATCAGGATACTTATGGTATCTAAAGTCTGAGTCTGAAACAAGACTAAGATTTGATGACTACTTAGAAATGGCAATGATTGAAGGTGAATTAGCTGCTGCTACTGGACAGTTTGCTGTACAAGCTGCTTTAGGAAATATTGCTGGTACTGGGTTTGGTGCTGCTACTGCTGCTCATGGAACGCAAGGTTTATTCCAAGCTATCCAAACAAGAGGTAACATCATGTCTGGATTCTCTGCTGCTACTGGTATCAGTGATTTCGATCAAATCCTTAAAAACCTTGACACTCAGGGAGCTATTGAAGAAAACATGTTATTCTTAAACAGATCAACTGATCTTGGTTTTGACGATATGTTATCTCAAATCTCTGGTGGTTCACAAGGTGGTACTGCTTACGGTTTATTTGAAAACTCTGAGCAAATGGCACTTAACTTAGGATTCTCTGGATTTAGAAGAGGTTCTTATGATTTCTACAAAACTAGCTGGAAATACTTAAATGACGCTTCTACAAGAGGTGCTGTTGCAGTTAGTGGAATAGATGGTGTATTAGTACCTGCTGGAACTTCTACAGTTTATGACCAAATGTTAGGTACAAACGTTAGAAGACCATTCTTACACGTAAGATACAGATCTTCAGAAGCTGACGATAGACGTTACAAGTCTTGGATCACTGGATCTGTTGGAGGTGTATACAATTCTGCACTAGATGCAATGCAAGTTCATTTCTTATCTGAGAGATGTCTTGTTACTCAAGCTGCTAATAACTTCGTGTTATTCCAAGCTTAATACTTTTTTAAAGAGTTAGGCGCTTCGGCGCCTAGCCCTTTATTTTTTTTTAATTATATTATATCATATTATGTCAAAGACAAAAGAAATTAAAGCCCCTAAATGGGAGATTAAAACTAGAGTGTATTATTTATTACACGACATTACACCATTAACTTTTACATTACAAACCAAACATAGTACACAATATCCTTTGTTATATTTTGATAAAAGCACAAACACACAAAGGGAATTAAGATATGCAACTAATCAAAACTCACCATTTGTTGATGAACAAAAAGGAGAATGCACATTAGGTCATGTTATATTTGAAGACGGAGTAATTACAGTTAGTGAATCAAAACAAAACTTACAACAATTTCTGCATCATCACCCTAAAAAGGGTGCTATATTTGCTGAATGGGATCAAAAAGAAATTGCTCAAGATGATTTAGCAGATTTAGATTTAGAACTAGAAGCAATGACTTCTGCTAAAAATATGGATTTAGATCATGCTGAAGCAGTATTAAGAGTTGAAAAAGGATCTGAAGTAGCAACATTAAGTTCAAAAGAACTTAGAAGAGATTTATTATTAATGGCTAGAAAAAACCCAAGCGGATTTTTAGCTGTTGCTAATGATGAAAATGTTGGATTAAGAAACACAGCTATTAGAGCAGTGGAACAACATATAGTAAAGCTATCACAAGACCAAAGAACTATTCATTGGGCAGCAAACGATAGAAAGCTATTAACTGTTCCTTTTGATGAAAACCCATACTCAGCTATGGCTTCATGGTTTAAGACTGATGAAGGTGTAGAAGTTTTCAGAACAATTGAGAAAAAGTTACAATAACATGTAACTATAATATAGTGAAGGGTCACTAACGTGGCCCTAATCACTATTAACATAAAATATTAAAATGGCAATAAACGTAAATACTGTATATCAAACCGTTTTATTAATACTAAATAAAGAGCAGAGAGGTTATATGACACCTGTAGAGTTTAATAAAATAGGAGGTCAAGTTCAATTAGAAATATTTGAAAAATATGCTGAAGATATGAATCAGCAACTACGTGTGCCTCAAGTTGATTTAGACTATTCTGATAGACAAATCAACATAGATGAAAAATTATCTATATTTAAAGAATTAGATCCCGCAACATATACTACAAGCGGTTTTAGATTACCTTCACAATACTCCGGAAACTCTTCTGCGAGTCAACAGTTCACAGCTGCAAATGCACAATTAACATACACTTTATCAGGTAACGCTTTAGTTCTAGCAAATCAAAACGCTATAACAAACGTATTCATAGCTAATGTTCAATTGACAGATGCTGAATATACTGTAACAAATGGTAATTTAGTTTTAACATCTCAACCAACAGTAAACGATTCTATAAATATAAATCTTTACTCTAAGCAATTTTATAGACTAGGTACTGTTATATATACAGCAGGAGCTTTGCCTATACAAGAATTAGAAAGAGTTGGATCAAGTGAGTTGTATCATTTACTAGGTTCTAACCTTACAAAGCCTACAACTACATACCCTATTTACACTTACAAAGGTAATTACTTAAACGTATATCCTACAACTATACAGAGTGGTGTATCAGTTAATTATTTGAGAAAACCTATTGCTCCAATATGGAATTTTTCTGGTAGCACTCAATATGTTTTTTCACCAGCCACATCAAACAACTTTGAAATACACTCATCAGAGCAAACAGAGCTTATAATAAAAATATTATTATATGCAGGTGTTGTTGTAAGAGATCGTGAAATAATAGAAGTTGCTGCATCTCAAATACAGCAAGAAGAAATGAATCAAAAAAGTTAATATATGCCAAGACCAGATGGTGGGTTAGTCACCGAAACTAATAGACAATATTACGCTGGAGCACAGCAGCAATATTCAGCAACAGGAGGTGTAGGTATAACCATGACATCTACTTTTGATACAGATTTAATATTTGGAAGTTCTGATCCTACTAATGGTCAGTACGGTTTGAATAATTTTCTATTATATAAAAGCGCTGACGCTTTAACATGGACTGAAATAACACCTGTAACAACAGTTCAAAATGCTGTAGCAACTGAAAATGGTGGAGTTGCATCAGCAACTATACAAATAGCAGTGGCTAATGCAAATATAATAGCTGGTATGAGTATATACGGTGGTGGTATAACTAATAATCCTACTGGCGCTAAAGTAGTAAGTGTAAATGGTACCGCAGTAACTTTAGATACGGCTATTGCTTTACCAGGTAATGCTACAACAGCTGTGTTGTTTCAGTTTGATCAACCATATTCTATGGTTAACAATATTGTTACTGTAGCAGCAAGTTTACCAGCTAACAATTATTTAAAAATACAACTAAAAGAAGTTACTGTACAAGAAAATCATGGTAGCTATGAATATACTAAGCTAACAGATGTTATTGATAATTTTTTAATAGCATATGTAGGCGCTGGTAAATTAATACCTAGCGTAAAAAGAACAGATGTTATATTTCATGCTAAACGTGGGTTGCAAGAATTTAGTTATGATACGCTTAGAAGTATTAGATCACAAGAGCTTACTGTAAATAATGCTTTAAATGTTATTATACCTCAAGACTACGTTAACTATGTTAGAATGTCTTGGACTGATAAATTTGGTGTTCAACATACTATATTTCCAGCAAATACA